TACATCATCAGCCTCTATTTTATTTAAAATTACAATATCTACAGGTAAACATCTCAAATATCCAATCAATCTTACTATTTGACTTATCATAGCATCAGACTCCTGTTCTTGATCTTCAAATGCTTCCCAATTAGTTACCCTTTCTAAATGCCTATTAGCTTTGTATTCTGGGTAAAGGTATCTTTTATTAGTAGATCCCCCTTCTCCATCAAACACTAGTATTACTCTAGTAGGACCTAGTTTTTTTATTAAGAATCCTAAAGATTTTAAGAACCCTGCTAATCCTCCTATATGCTCTCCATTAGTAGTTACATGATTTACTTTAGCAAAACTCCTTAAAAAGAAATTAAGAGCATCTACTATTAAAACATGACTACTTTTAGTCAGACCTTCTGGTCTACTGCTTTTATATTGATCCATGCAATTGTTTTTGTTTAGATATAGGGTTACTCAATCTCTCAGCGATTCTCTCTTCCACTATTTGAATATCTTCTGTAGTAGGAATATAATCATTCATTAGTTCTGTTGGAACATTATTCCAGGATTCTGAATAATCTTGCACATTAAATCCCCTAAATTTACATTCTTTATAAAGATCATCATACCTATTTCTTAGATATTTTAATTTATCATAGAAAAAACTAACATGTCCTTTACCCAAAGTAAACTTGTCAGGAATATTCTTTAAATTACATCTTCCTTTAGACACCATATTAGGTATCCTTTTAATTTCCCTAGCTTCAGCCAATAGGTGTTTGTTGGTAAGACTTTTTACGTCTACCCCTACGTTTATTCGTGTCATAACTTTATATTTTTAAGATAGGTAAAGATACAGCTATTTTTTCAAATAACTGTATCTTTTTTAAAGAAGATATTTAATCATCAGATTCTGAAGAATTGAAGTAATCGTTAGAATCTTCTTCTTCTTCTACAATATCAAAGTCATCTGTTTGAAGAATCCTTAACCATTCATTTGAGTGTTGTTTTTTGTACTCATCTAAATGCTTTTTATCATCTATAACAAATCCGTGAGAAGTAGCTAATACTTTACCTACTGAAGTAGCTCCATTGATGTGGTTTTTATCTACGGAGATTTTAGTACGTTTAGCAAATTCTACATCTTTTCCTTTTTTAGTTGCTTTTATTTTTTGGGTACCTGATGTGGAAACATTACCAAAAGTTATAACCAATGAAGCATCAGAATACATAGTATTTCCAGCTTTATTAGCCATCTTAGGTTGCCCCATTACATTTTCAGGTTTTCTTACCCATATCTTATTCACAGCTACCAAAGTATTAGTATATTTTTGACTTTGTTTTCTAGACAAGACAATCTTTTGATTAATAAAATTACCAAATTGTTGGGACATAGCACCTGCATTCCATTCATTGTTGTTTTTGTTAGATTCAACTGATAGTCTACAAGGTACTGATCCTACAGAGTCCCAAAGAAAAAGTAAATCACAAGGTAGTCTTCCATTTTTCTGCTCATCTATTAAATCAGCAATAAAAGAAGCAACATCTTCTATAGTATTCAGTTTTTCTCTGTCTACATATATAAAATTACCTTTATAGTTCACTATTTCTCCATCCTCATTGGCTATTTCTTGTACTTTCAATCCCATCATAATAGCATGATCCCAACTCCATTTCATTTCAGTTATAATAAACACAGGTAATATACCCATACTTTGGGCAGCAATGGCTGCTTCTAGTAAAGCGGTTGTTTTTCCTGTGTCACTATGACCTCTCAAAAGAGTAATGTGACCCATTGGTATGCCAGGAATAGAAGTACATTCTCGGAATGCTTCAGACAAAGGAATCCACTTTTCATCCTTCATCTTAATAGGGGTGCTTGTAAGATTTTTTGATTCCATGAATTTATCCAAATCAAAACTATCTTGTACAGCACCCTCTATTGCTTTAGTTAAGCTTTTATTTTTTGACATCTATTTAATCTTCCTCTTCAAATAACTCTTTTAATTTCTTAAGAGTAACCTCACTAGGGGCACTTATTGTTTCAACTTCTTCATTTTCAGATTCTGGAACAGTTTCCTTTTTAGGTTTTGAATTCTCGTTATACTTAGTAGTTTTAACGGAAATAACAGTAGTAGCGTTGAATAAAGTGTTTTTAGGATCCCTTATCCACTTTTGAAATAGAGATTCAATCTCATCATAAGTGTAAATTAGGAATGCACTGTAGATATCAGGTTGGTTCTTAGTCCACAAAGAAATCATCTTTTTGTCCTCTGATAGTTTACTACTTGTACGTTTTGGCCTAACAGTGATTTCAGGATACTCTTTTTTTGCTTCTGCTGCTGAAACCACATCAACAGTCAAATCAAATCCACTTTCAATGCTAGTAAAATTACCGTAATCTTCATCCTCTAAAATTTTAATTAAAGATTCTAGGTTCTTTTTACCAAATCCCCAGTACCTAACACCCATATCCTCTTCCCCTCTAACAACTACAGGTATGTAATACCTAATAGCAGGTTCTAATTTTTTGGCTGCTTTGTACTTATCAACATTGTAAGTAAGAGTACCTGTTGGCTCTTTACTAGCCTCTTCAATCATCATTTCTGAAAATTCAATAATAGGGTCAGGTTCCCCAAAGTTTTTAGGAGATAATATAGTCCTGTTGGCTATATTAAAATGAATAAATAATTCAATGAAAGGGTTCTCCGAATCCTTTTCATTAGGTACTGCCCTAACAACGTGTTTGCCAGGTTTTGGTGACCATAGTATTTTTTCCTTTACTTTTTTAAGGTCTTCATACCGTTCACTGTTCTTGTTGTTGCTCGCATCCTTAAAGATGGACAACTTGCTCTTAATAGAGTCTGCTGTAATCATAATTATAACTTTTTGTTTTTAAAAATTTGTTATTTAATATAAAGATAGAAACAATATTTTAATTTACCAAATCTAAATTAAAATTATTTTATAAATTTTTGTATTTAGCTTTTTTAGTTCATTACCTTGAGTTAGTAGGGTAGTATTTCTGTAGTTTTCCCAAGTGATTTTGAATGAATGATCTAATACTCCATTGTTTAGAGATTTAATAAGGAGATTTAAGCTGTTTATAGTGTAGAGGGTATTAGTTTCTTTTTTTCTGTGTACTAATATAGTGTTAGGTAATATTTTAGTAGAGCCTTCTGGTACTTCTATGTTATAAGTGCAAAGATATTCTTGTGATTCTGGAGATTCTAAAACAAAAATTTTATTGTATAGTATAGTATACTCATAAGTTATAGTATTTAGAGTTTCTTCTAATTTTTCTTTTTCTGTAAAAGTAGAAAATAACTTATTTTTCAATTTATTTTATATATTAGTCCTGTATAAATATTTTATTCCCTTATAAATAGTTGATTTTTTAAGAGAAATTATAATTTAATCCACTTTTTATTTTAACTACATAATTTCCCTCTTGTAATATGTCTTGTATTTTAAATAAGACTTCTTTTCCGTCTTTTTTAGAATAATCTATTAAAATAGAATCATAAACTATTAAAACAGGTTTAGATTCTTTATCTTTCAGAAGTTCTTTCAATTTAACTAGTTTATTTATGTTATTTACTGTTTCTAAACACTGTACATAATAATTAAACAACTTAGTAGGATTAAATTCATTATTATCTTTTAATTTTCTACCATTAGGTAGTTTGATGTATCCTCTTTCTTTAAAAGTTCCCCACAAATATTGTATAAACATATTTATTTTTTCAAAAAATTCTATTTTTTTATATTTTTTTTCAACTCCGTTATATAATTGTCTAAAAGTAATCTTTTTACACTCTGCATATTCTTGATCAGTTAATTTACTCTTATTAAAATATTGTTTACCCAGGTATTCATGTATTGATTCACTAAAAGGTAAATTTATATTCAACTTATTAGCTATTAATCTTAAATGATATGCATCAAAATCAAATTCTATGAATATATCATTCTTAGGTATGAAAGCAGATCTGCAATTATTATCTTTATTTAAAGCTAAAAAATTTATTCCGTTAAATGAATTAGTAGGCCTAGAAGTTATATTGTAAAGATTATAACTTGTGTATATAATATCTCCAGAAATTGACCTGCTATCAGTGTTAGTTTTAAAATGTTTTTCAAATAATTTGTTATCTATTCTAATTCCCTGTTCTTCTACCCATTTATAAACCTCTGTATAAGCAATATAAGGACTTCTAAGACACTTTCTATCTATAAGCGGTACCAAAGTACCAAAAAGAGATTCTGATTGCTCATAATGCTTAGAAACAGGTATTAATAAATTACACTTATTTGAGTTTTTAAATTTATAAGTAAAATCTCTGTAAACAGGTGTTTGAAACGTAAAATCTTTTAATTTATTATCAATATCTAATAAATGTTGATTTACATCATAAAGATTTTCTAAATCTAAAAAATAAGAAGTGTATTTTTGATCAGTAACATACACTGTAGAAGATAGTTTTAATCTTTTTTTAATTAATTCTATATCTAATGAAAATCCTTCTAAATGTTTAATACAGAAAATGTATCCTTTACTAAAATCATTATAGTATATGAGAGATACTTCAGTTAATTTAGGATGGACTTCATCTGAAAAGGGGATTACTTTTATAAAGCATTCCTCTACTACAGGTAAACTATTTAATTGTTTTTCTGTTTCTATTATAAAATAAGCCATAACCTCTTTAATTTGTAAAGGTATGGTTTTTTATTTCTAAATCAAAATATCAATTAGAAATTCTTGCAAATTTTGTATAGTTGTTGTTTATAAAAGCTAGTAATCCTACAAATCCTTTAGCTGTGGATTCTGTAACTCTTTTATTAGTGTCATATACTCCTCCTTTTACTTGATATTGGGATATTCTGGTATCGTGTAAAGGTCCTGTTAATTGCCAAAATAAACTTGTGGTTTCATAGCTTAGTATATTAGGAGCAACATTACCATTTTGTATGTTAGACCAATCATTAGGAGATATTTCTATTACATATTGAAGTCCTGTAACATTCTTAGCAAAATACCTGGTAAAATATCCCGTAGTATAATCTGATTCTAAAGGATTAGGAAAATAGGAGGTTAAAGATTGTAGAGGTAAATTAGCAGGAGGATTACTATTATTAGCTTTAAGTGGGCTATAAAGATTAGAAGACAGAGTGCTTCCTACCGCTATAGGTGTTAATTCTTGATTTGTTCCTGTTATCGGATTTTTACCTGTGTAAGTTGATCCATCATATAATATATAATAAAATCCAGTATAGGATGCCCCATCAGGAGTAGTGTAATCTCCTCCATTAGTATAAGATCCTGTTAGTATTCTAGAAGATGGATAATATTTTATCATTTGTATTTATCTTTATATTCAATTTATTATCAAGGAGAAGTTACTCCGAATATGCTATCTCCTACTATTTTCCACCCTTTTCCCTCTCCTCCATATATAGAGTTTTTCTTTGTAAATTTTTGTATATGAGAAAGGTAATTTTCTTCGCTTCCAAATGCTTTTTCTACATTAGAATAAAAACCTTGGAAATTTTTAGGTACAGAATTTAAATTTTTTGATATAGTATTATATATCCCAGAAACTATTGTACAGTTTTTATCCGGTCCGCTTTTAAAACGTCCTGTTTGGCCTTTAGCTGTTACAGCAGCAAATTGATTCTTTTCTGATATCACAGATAATAAATCTTTGTTCTTACTCTTCATTCTATTAAGGATTACACCTGCCACATATGCTCCTTCTAAACTCGTCTCTTGTCCTGCTTCAGCGTAAACAACTGCTATTAAATTATTAAACTCATCATTTGATAAATCTCTTCCTAAATATGATTTAATGGCTTGTTTAGCATTTGCAGGACTAGTAGAAGGGCATACTGTACTGTTCCAATTAGTATAACCACTAAATCCAGAGGTTAAGTAAGAAGTATTTTTTTGAAAATTACCTTCAGACAAAACCCCATAATTATTATTTTGTCTTATTCTTATCATTTGGCCTTTTATACTAGTTATCCATTCATTATTCTGAATTGAATTTTTTAAGGAAGTAACTATAAAACCAACTTTTGAATATTCTGAATTACAATCGTCTTGTAAAGATATAGGCAATCTATCATTTGGTATTAAAAAAGCTTGTCCCTTTAATATACCTCCTATCCCGTCCATACTAAATTCTAAATTAGCAGGTATAAAAGGAGAACTTACTGTAATAGGATCATTAGATTTTATTTTAGATATTAATTCTTTATAATAATTTTTAGTAGAATCTATCCCAGAATCATCTAACGTACTTCCTGCATATATTTGTTTAACTAAAGAATTAAATAATTGTAAAGATACTTGATCAGAGTTTTGTATTTTAGTTATAGTAGTAATTGCCTTATTTTTATTTATAATTTGTGTTACATATTGATTTTTATCATAGGTGTTATCCTGATTAGTTGTATTATTTGCAGTATTTTTAGAAGAATCTGTTATATAAGGTTTATACCTATCTTTAAAACCTCTATTTAAATAAGTAAAAGATGAAGCATCTGTAGAATTTATGGATGAATCTGTATCAGATCTTGCTGATATAGCTATTACAGTAGATAGTTTAGTAGACATATCAGTTTTAAATTCAAAAGACCTAACTAAGCTTTTTTTATCAAATATAGGAAGTTGTGGAAAAATCTTATTTTCAAAAAAATTTTTATTTATTGAAGTAGGTTCGTTATCTAACGGAGGAACAAATTGAGAATCTAATATTTGTACAGTATTTGATTGATCTTGATAAGACACTACAAAAGAATTAAAATTTCCTGTTGCAGAAGATACATCGTCCATTATAGTTTGTAAAAATTGCAATAAATATAAACTATTTTCTTTATCGTTTGATATGTAGTTTTTACATACAGATAATAAATAATCTACATTAAGTAGTATATTCATTGTTTTAGCTCTATACCTTACATTAGTTTGGAATTTAGGTATTTTACTAGATACTTTATCATCAATTATAGGATTAAATATATTTTCTATATGAGAATTAACATTTGAATTAATATTATTTGTGTTATTATTTGGAAAAAGAGATTTAAATTCTTCTTGAGTACCATTAAATCCTATCAAACATACTCTAGGATCAATTGATAAATGCTGTGGAGAAGATAAACATAAGTTTGTTTCTGTATTAAAATCTATATAAACATAAGGATAATCTCCTGAACTATCATTTGAATTAAAATTTTCATATATCATACAAGAATTATTTAAAAATGCTAATAGATATCCTAAAGTTATATATACTGGATATATCGGTTCTGGGTTATCTTTAGAAGTTAAATCCCCTGAATGTTTATAGGATACTGAATAAGCTGTAAATAAAGTATCAAAATCACAGCTAGGCACTTTTATAGAAGAGTCAATCATTAAATTACTATTAAACCCTTTAATACCATAATAATTTAAATCAAAAGATGTACTATTTTGTTGTTTTTTTAGGTTATCAATATAAGATATTAAATTTTTAAATATACCTGAATTATACATTATTGCAGTATCTTCTTTTATAGAAGTAGAGTATACTGGTTCAATCCCTTTATTTTCACTAAGAAGTTTACTTCTAATATAGGTTAGCATGAACTCTAAAGAAGATCCAAATTTTTCTTTTGATTCTATTTGTTGAAAATCTTCAACATTTGTTTGATTTGCATCGTATTTTGCTTGAGGATAATTATTTTTTTTCTCCGCTTCTATTACACTAGTAGAGTTAAAAACATTAGAAGGGAAGGAATCTATTAATCTAAGGTTATTAAAAGTAAAAGATATTTTTAATTCTAAAGGAACTGGTTTATTATTTTCATCATTTCCTAATATTTGAGTTTTTGATGTAAAAGTAGTATTTCCTGATATTTCAACCCCGTTAAAAGGAGTATTAGATTGTTGCGTTAATTCAAGATTTCCAAGTGTTAAAAGATTAACTGTTTCAACAATAGCTACAGAAGTTTGATTATTATTATTAGAAGTACCTACTGCTGATACTAACTGCGATTGAGGTCCATAAATTGCTTCTGCTAAAGCTGATATTATTTGTTTTCTAGTAGGATATTTTGTACCAGGTATTTCTCTTGAGGGAGTGATACCAAGTTTTGATTCAGCACCCGTTATTAATTTAATACTTGTTGATATTCCTGGTATTGATTCAATTAAGCTGTTTTTGGCTGTTTCCAAAACCTCTTGTAAAACAGATGGATTATTTTTAATGGAAGAAGGCGGAGGTAAAGAATTCCAAGATATTTCCACATCCAATGTATAATCTTTATTGAACCTTTCTTCACTTACTGCTTTCACGAGTACATTAGATATAGATACTCTAAAAGAACTTGTTATTTTATTTGAATTAGAAATAGTATTTAAAGGTATAAATGGAGTTGAAATTATAGGATCATTTTCAGATGTAGCAGGATATGCATCTAATATTGAATTATCCACAGCTATCAGAAAAGCTTTATCAGTTAACAAATTAAGGTAATTTGGATCACTCCAAACTCCATTTTTTTTATAATTAAGCAATAGAGCATTCGGTCCTTGCGAAATAACATTAGGATTTAAACTATTATCAGTCAAGGCATGAGAAACAAAGTTATCTAACTCATAAGGATTTATATATAATTCTTTATTTACTCCTTTAATTGCGTTAGAAGCATTTTTATTTTGAGGTATTAATGAAAAACTATTTTCTTTAGGAGATGCTACAAACAATCCTACATAATCTAATATTTTAGGATTGTTAGATTCTCTATTACTATCAACTACGTAATAATAATCTAAATTATCATTATCAAGACTATTATAATCATAATTAGGTCTAAAACATATTATTTTTTTTTGAAAATCATCAAAAGAAGGATTTCTACTAGGATTTGAAAGAACATTATCAAAAGAAGTCCATAAATGCCAGACATTATCTGGAACAATATAAGTTATATCAGAGGATGGAGAGGAATTTATATCATTAGAATGTTCTTTTTCTATTCTTTTTTCTACTGTTTCATCATATTTAGCTTTTAATACTGAAGGTATACTATAACTTTGGTTTATTTTTAAACTATCTAAAATAAATCCTTTACCTACTAATTTAAGTACACAATCATATCCTCCATCTTGATTAAATGCCCAAGAAAAATTAGATACTATTCCTAACATTCCATCATAATTACCATCTTTTTGTTTTGATAATGACGCTATTTTCTGTTGTATAATAGTAGTATTCTGGTTTACTTGAAATAAATTTGAAATCCCAATATTATCTTGTGAAGATTGGAAGTTAGAATTGTTATCAAAATATTGTGTGTGTCCCCACTCTAATAACATAGAATAACCTAATCTAAAATATAAAGCCTCAATTATATTTAATTGATTCATATTCCATACTTTAAATTCTATATTAGCAAATCTTAAAGATCCTAACCTTCCTGCAGTTTCTATATTTACAGAAGTTAGTCCTGGCATTGGCCTATATCCAAGCTCTTTAGTTCCACCTAAACCATATGAACCGTCAGGTCCTAATCCATATCTTAAGTCAATACCATTAGTAGAAGAATATTTTGAAGTGCCTGCTTCTAAAATCCAATTTTTAGATAAATCGTCAGGAAGTGAATAATTATCTATTATATCAGTATTTTTTATATCAGTATTTTTTAATTTTTTATAAAAATCAAAAGAGCTGTTTTTCTTTCCTTTTTTATCTACTACTGTTACTGGGGATATATCTACTGAAGAAACTAATCTGACCCAAGCAGTTTTATTCGCTAGATATAAAATTTGAGAATCATTTCTAGTAGAGGTTGAATCTTGATCAGATCTTACTTTTAATTGATTTATAACATAGGGACTAAAAGGAGCTCCTATAACATTTGATAGTTTATCACTTAGTTTATCACTCATTGTTTTGTATATTATAAGAAGTTATAACACTTTTTAAATCGTAAGGTATTCTTAATTGAACACCTACAGGTGGATATAAAGAATCTCCCGATAATGCGTTAGCTGTTGCTATTACCCACCAATAACTAGTATCTTGATAAAAATCATAAGCCATCAAATCTAATCTATCTCCTGTTGTAGTTATTACATAATAATCTTGATTAGTTGCAGGTATTTCAGGATATATATTAGTTTGATATATTAAACTTCCTGTTGTACTTACTTGAGTTGTTGGTATATTTTGATATCTTGATGGCATTTTTACGCTAAGTTAGAAGTATTATATGTATTTTGAATATTTTCTTCAAAAATTGGAATTGGCTTTGGTTGACTATAATCCATAGCAATAACCCTTTCTTTATTTATATTTCCATAATTTTTTCCAAAATCATTAGTTTGATTACCAGCTATTATTTTAAAATTTTTATTATTAAAAGTAATTCTACTAGGTAATTGATCCATAATAGGTCTAAAACCACATTGAACAGTAACAACATGAGGTAGTTGTGCAACATCACTATCTTTACCATTGGGATCTAAAGCTATTTCCCAAGGAGTTTTATTATCTATAGTAACATTAACATTTTCCAAAAATCCGGGAACTCTATTTAAATAATCTCCTATAGTCAATTTTACAACAGAACCTCTCATAATACCTTTACTTCCATAATCAGGATATACTTGAGATATTAAAGTATTCAATTTAGTATACAAAGGAGCCATTTCTGATCTACTTTGAACAGCTATTTTAAAAGAAAATGATATCTGTCTATCAAAACCTTGATAAGTTCTGAAAGTCTCACCTCTTCCTAAATATTTAAATGTATTATAATTTGCTTGATTGGTATCTGTAATACTTCCTTCTAAAAAAGCTCTAAAAATAAGAGCTATAGATGCTCCCAGATTATCATTATCTAAACATTCAAATCCAAATTTAATTAAATCATTAACTTCGTTTCCTCCATTAGTCCAAGGATTTTTTGTATTTTTATTATTATCAGGAGAATAATAAAATGGACTATATAAATTTAATTTATCAGACGTTAAACTATTAGAATAGTTTGATAAGTCTTTATTTCCTATAGGATTATTATAGAATTTATTTTGAATATTGTCTGTTAGATAATTTGAAAAAGGAGAATATCCTGGTTTGCCTGCATTTAATAATTGAGATCTGAAATCATTTAAGTTATCTGCAGAACTTGTTAAACTTTGATTGGTTAATTGTTTATATGTTAATCCTATAGTAGAATAAATTACATTATTTTTTGAATTTGAATATCCATTACTACTATCAATAGGTTGGGTATCTGTATATCTTCTTATTATTGTTGACCCTATACCATACACAGATCCTGGGCCTCCTTGATAATTAAATATCTCTTGATTATTATTAGATATACCTAATTTAGTAATAGTAGAAGGATCTATACCATTGTTATTTAAATAATTTTCTACATTTGGGTAGTAATTAGTAGTATTACCTACTACCTTTAGAGTATATAAAATAGCTAATCTGTTATTAGTAGCAGTATTATTATTGTAATTTCCTGCTATATATTCATAAGTGTTTTGTAAAGACTCATAAATATTAGGAGATACTCCGCTATAATTGAAATGAACTCCAGTTCCTTGTGATTGTACTTGGGCTAAAGTATTTTGACTATTATAGGTTTGCGTTACAGGTACTATAGAATTACCAAAAACTCCTTGAGAAAAATTTATAGTAGTAGGAACTTGGGTAAGAGGATTAGTTAATTGTAATCCTTTTTGTTTATCCACAAAGGATTTTCCTTTAGGGTTATCATTTAAAAATGCTTGTATTCTTTGTGCGTCTATCAATCCTGCAGGAGTAGTGGTTAACCCATTTCCTAAATTATTTATTTGTCCTCCCCTAATTGGATAATTTAATCCATTTCTATTTAAAATATAAAAATTTTCTGTATTAATAGGTATTCCATTACCTTCTATAGGGAATTGTATATAAGGTTCTCCACTACTACCTCCTCCAGGTCTATCCCCAAAAGGCCCAATACCATATTTTAAAGAAGTCAAATCACTAGTAAGATCAATCAAAGTTTTAAATTGATTAGCTAAGACTACCATTGGAATCTGAGGTTTTGAGTATGGCGATATAGGAGGTTTTGAGTATGTCATTTTTAAATATTAAAATAGAATTTTAAGGTATAGGAGTAGCAAAAGGACTTAATTGGACCATTCTATTAGTTGCTTTAGAAAAAGTATCCTGTCCTATTTTAAATTCTGTTTGTAGATTAGCATATAAAGTAAGGGCTTTTTGTGTGGATTCTTGTTTTTCTTTTTCAGTCATATTTTTATTTTCTCCATTTTGTATAATTTCTCCTATGGAGCTACTTTCTGTATTACCTGAAACAGAAAATTTTTGTAAATTATCAGATATTCTATCTGTATAATTTTCTACTTTTTCAGCATCTTTCCCTAAATTTGCAGCACCAAAAGTAATAATGTTTGCTACTTTTAAAACATCTGCTACTAAAGATCCAAAACCTTTAATAAAAGTAGCTAAACCTGATACCATATAAGAAATTAAATTTTTTAATTTATCAGGATCTGTGAAATAATCTAATAAATGAGAACTCTGTAAAAAATTAACTACGCTTATTTTTAATTTTTCAAAAATATTGTTTAAATTTTCTGCAGCGGAAGTTTGAGCTAAAGTATTATAAGCATCCTCCCCTAACATTTTATTTATTTCTTTCTCAGTTAATCCTTGTGCTCTTAAAACTTGTAATTTTGCTTCTGCTTGTTTTAAATCTTTTGCTCCTATAGCACTGTAAGCTTCTTGATTTTTTAAAGTATCAGCCAGTTCATCTCTAGTCATTCCTACAGCGTTAGCTAAAGATTCTTGAGCAATAACATTTAATTTTAAAAAATCATGAGCACTTCCTACCTGTCTAGTTATTTCTCTAGACAAAGAAGCTAAATCTCCATTTAAAGCAGCTTCTCTAGCTTTTTCTAAATTTAAATCTTTTCCTGTTAATACTTGAGCTTCAAATTCATTTTGGATACTTTTTTCAAAATCTAAAAATGAACTAGAAATTCTATTCAAATCTTGTAAACTAAATCCTAAAGATTTTGCAGTTAGTAAAGCACTAGTTAACTTTTCAGGATATTCAGCAAATTTTAATCCTATAACCCCTGACAATCTTCCTATTTCTGCTAATATTCCCTGTTGGTTAAATGATATTCCAGTAATACCTTTAAAAGCTTCTACTTGTCCTAAAACCTCCTTAGTAGTATTTTTTACAGATGTTCCTGTTAAAAGACTAGATTGGGTTAAAGATTTTATAGTTTGATCTTCTAAACCCATTACATCTTTTAATTCTATTGCAGTAGCTAAAGTTTCTTTTGAAAATATGTTATTTATACCAAATTGTTTGCCTATGTCTTGTTGAATTTCAAACATTCTGGTAGTATTTACAACCACATTATTTAAATCTTCAGAATAGTCTTGAAATTCTTTCCTTAAATTTATTACTTCTGAAATGGACATATTAAGAGACCTACTAATATTAACATTAGCTTGATCTATTCCTAATCCAAATTCCAATAAAGTTTTAAATATTGGGTATAAATCTTTTAATAATCCTCCTATAATAGGTATAGTTGATGCTATGGCAGCAAATCCATCTAATAAATTAGAAGCTCCTTTTCCAGAAACTTTGCCTCCTCCTAATCCAGAACCTCCTCCATAAACACTATTAGATATTTCATCAGTAATATTTTGAAAAGATTTCCAAGCAGTTGTAAAAGTTGTTTTTACAAAATCACCTATTGAAGTAAGTGCTGCATATACAAGAAGGAGTTCGGGGGCAATAGCTCCTATAATAGTTTCCAATTCTGCCATTTCCCCTAATCCTAAAGCTTCTCCTACCTTACCTTGTCCTGATTTACCTAAAACAGAAGATAAGAGTTTTTTCATTATTAATTCAGAACTTGATTTTTCTCCATAAACATCTTCTATTTCAGATAAAGTTGCTTTTGATGTTTCTGATTTTTTCTCTGATCCTATTTTTGCTAATCCAACATTTAAACCTTCTCCTCCTTTTTCTCTTATATCTTTTAATTCTATATTAGCATCTCTAATTCTTTTAGTGATAGAATCAATCTCCTTACTATAGTCTCCACCAGATACTCTTTCCGCTTGTAATGCTCTTAATCTATCTTCTTGAAGTGTTTTTATTTTACCGCTTGTTTTTAAATAATCTTCTAATGATTTAGCAGCGTCTTCACCATATTCTTTAAATTTTTTATCTAATCTTTCTATTTCTGTGTCTTCATCCCGTATTTGTTTTTTTAAAAGCAATACATTTCTCCAACTAGCTTGTTCCTTATCTAAAGAAGCTATTCTTTTAGCAAAATCTTCATTTTCTTGAGTAGCTTGCCTTACTTCCTCTCTTTTTTCATATTTGCCCTTAGCCATATTGGATATTAAAAATCTTTATATTAAATAAATATGGATAATATCTATTTTTTAGATTTTACAGTAGAAGAATAAGTAGCATTTGAGCTATTGAGGATATCTATATTAGGATTTAACATTAGAGGTTTATCTGCAGTTACAGTTTTGTTACTGTCTCTTATCTCTTGCATCTTTTCTAAATGCTCTTTAATAAATCTTATATTAAGTCTTCTTTCAGAAATAGGCATATCCATCACTTCTGACCATGAGAAACCTCCTCCGCCATGATAAGTTAGTTCAAAAACTTCTCTTTTGTATATTGCTCGGTACTCAGTCCCTGGGAAAAAAAAAGTCTGCTGTTAAAGGCAGTATTTCTTCTACTTCCCTACCTGAAGATAAGGTGAAATTTACTTTTAAATCAATATCAGGAGTTATATCTGATACATGCATCCTTAATTTATTGGAATCTTTAGCTAATAAGTAGTTATCTACGAAATCTCTTACTGATTTAGTGTCATAATTACCGTTTACAGATAAAATTTGGTGTTTTAATCTAGTAGTGAGTTCCCCTGCTTGTAAATTAGTTGCTTTTTTGAAACCTTTTATCTCTTGTTCTATAGCTTTTTCATCTGCTACAGTAAGAAGTTTAAAAGTTATTTCATTTTTAGAGTTAGGAAGGGTAAATTTGAATTCATTTTCATTATTATACAGAGAAAAGTCTACTTCTTTGTTTTTTAAAGTCTGTAAATCTATTGTTACCTCTTCTTTTACACCTTCTTCAACATCAGTGTATTGAAAGGTGTATTGAGAACCATATGCTAAAATGCGAGCAGCTATTAAAAGACTGTTTCTGTCTCCTAAAAGCAAATCATTGTAATCAATTGGTGATTTTATTAGGGATTGTAGCATTTTCTCTATTGCTATCCCTTGTCTAAGTAAATTAACATTAGTAAGAATATCTTCTTCCCTAGCTGTCATATACTTCATTTCCACTTTTCCTGAAGATAGTGGGTTTTCTTTGTCATACACTTTGCCTTGTGAGGCTAATTCAATTGTTTCTGTAGGTAACGTAAACTTTTCTTGTTGTGCCATAGTCTTAATTTATTTATAAATATATACATTAATAAATATATATAACGTAACTTTTTTAAAATTTTATTTTTATTTAACAGTGCTATTATGACATTGCTTCCTGACCTACAATATGAACACCTACGTTTGATCCTGTAGCACCTGTTGTTATAGCTACTGTTAAAGTATCTGGAATATTACCTCTAATTGAATTGTACAATGGGAAAAAGTCTGATAAATCAAATGTTTGAAGTCCTGATCCACCTGCAGGAGAAGTAAATGCATATACTACTTCACCGCTTCCAGATGTTAATCCTGTTGCACTTACATCTCTAGTAGCAAAAGAGTAGTTAGAACCTAATAAGCTTAAAGCTTGAAAATTTGATCCTGTTAATTGCACTGGATTTGAAGGTACGCTAGATATTAATTCAACATAACATAATGTATCTGAAGATAATACTAAGGTTTGAGGTAATATTTGGCCTCTGTTAATCAATCCTATAATAAAATTTGAACCTGCTGTAGGTGCTGGTGAGGGGGGTAATCCTGTTACTACATCAACAATATTAAGAGTATTATTTGTGTTGCTTACAACACGAGCTACAGAACCTGTAGAAAATCCAAAATTACCACTACCACTAAAATTAGCACTTCCTGTAAAGAAATATACTCCTCTACCAGTCCATTGATTAGCTGTCCAAGGAGTACCTGATACTGTTATACTAGCAGTAGTTGCTGTTGAGATACTTCCAGTATACTCTAGAGTTCCCATAGGTCTATTTTGAATAGATAGTACAGGAAATCTTGTTGATCCTGCTGGTACGTTTCTACGTGGAGATTGAGGGTTCATACCATAAGAATAAGTAAATCCTCTTTGAGAATCTCTACCTCCTTCTACTAATACTGATACACCATAATGTATAAAAGTAGTACCTGCAGATACGGAACCACTATTTCTGAGTTCATATCTTACCGGTAAGTTACCTGTTCTAGACCAAGGACCTTGAGCTATATTAGCTGTATTAAACGTATGTAATAGATATTGTTCACTATTCATAGTTACACCAAACCTAATAGTACCAGCACCATACCATGCATATTCAATCCACAGCATTTGAACATTATTCCAATTTAAAGATTTAGCTAAATTAATATCCCCATTCCATTGATCTAATGAAACTTTAGTTGTTATAGGCAAACTACCAGAAGTTGCAGAATCTGATCTTAAACAAACATACATTCCTGAAGGATTGTTTGATGAAGTAAAACTCTGTTCAAAAAAAGCTCCGTTAGAATCATCAAAGAAACCTACTCTAGTATAATTATTAGCTACAGGACCTCCAAAATTAGCATTCGCTGCCATATACATAGTCTTTCCAGGTTGATATCTATGGTAAGGTCTAGATTGTCTAACACATAAATCATATGATCCTGTACCTACAGTCATAGCAACTCCACCTAAGCTAGGAATTTGTGTAATAGTAGCTGTACCATTGCTACCTGTAGTATATGTTAAAGACTCCCATCTCAAAGGTTGAAGTCCGTATTCAAAATCGGCTTCATATACGTTTTGATGTATAGTTACTTTTTGTCTTCCAAAGTTATCACTTGTTTTTTCAGATGGTTGACTTTTAAATAACGCACCTCCGTCAGCTGCGAAAGTTCCATCTTGCCCGTAAAAGGGGCTGTTTACATATACTTGAGGCATGTTTTATATATCTTATTTATAATAAATAGTTTTATAATCAAAAAACAATAAATAAAAAATCCCCTTTTGTAAGAAAGAGGAAATTTTACTTTTAACGTTGGGGTATGTTTTATTTTTAATAAATTTCTAGTAATTTAGTATACAATAGTCCATTCCTATAGTTAAGTCTAACATTACCGGTAAATTTCCCTGTGACCAGTCATATTCACCTGCTTTAAATGATTTTACAAAAGCTTGTACTATAATCCACTCACTTACTACATCTCCTACAGGACCTAGTATTTGTAATTTCAAATCTTTTTTGTAGAAATCAGAATATCCATCTCTTCCAGTTACAGATTCATGTGAAAGTCTAACCCATTCCATTACAGCTTGTTGAGCAGAAGGAGAAATTGGACTATAAAGAGATAAATTCATATCTTTCCAATCTGCCTTACCTTTTATTTTACGGTAAACGTTGATATGATCTAATTTTATTTCGCCCAACTCTACTTGAGGAGCAGAAGCTTTTTTAACCATGAAAGAAGGGATACCATCTATGTACATAATGAACCTATTTTGTACCATCGGCTCATAAGCAGTATATGAAATTTGGTTTGGATCTAGTATTGGCATATTATAATATATTTAATTATTTATTATAAATAGATGGTTTTTAAATTTTATTATTTTACTATGTAAGTTTTTTTACCTTTTATTATCTTAGAAACTGTATTTAAATTTACCATTCTCCAAGGAGAGCTGTTTGAATACTCTCCTTCTTTATTTTTCTTAGAAGTTCTCCTAGCAGCTTGTAAATCATATACAGGTATATAGCCATATTTAACAGGATCATATTTTAAATTTCCTCCTCTTAAACCAGCTCTAGTACCTTTAATACTATTTATTACTCTTACTTCTCCATTCTTTTTAATAAAGGTAATGGAATAGATTGTTCCAGGAGGTAAGAAAGCTGTTCTGTATCTATTTTCTTTACCTTGCGGTTTCATTACTTCACCATTAGGTTTACCAGCTACAAAGCTTGTACTGTACATAATATCTCTTAATACATTTTTAGATATTATTATTGTTTCAGGTACATCTTCTCCTATTTTAGTTTCAGGTTTTTCTTTTTCCCCGGACTGTTTTTGAGTAGGTTCTTTTTCAATAGGCTCCTGTTCAGGTTTATTTTGATCCTCAGGCTCTTTTGTATTCCCTTGCGGAATATCTGTAGTAACTTCTTTATCTTTTTGAGTATCTATTTGATTGTTTGTAGGAAGATTTTCTATATTGTTTGTTTCTTCCTCTTC